TTGCCGACCCCCCGCCGGGCCCGCCCCCGCCGCTTGGCGCCCCGCCTCGCCCCACTACTTGCCGGTCCCGCCGGTCTGGATTTCCACGCCTCGCTTCACGTCCCAAATCGAGATTTGGTTGCGGGCGACGCCGAGCTTGAAAGCCGCCGCTCGAGACGTGAGACGGGAGCTAACGTCCAGCACAGTACCGCTAGGCTGCGTCCAGCCGCCAAGGTGGGCGCCAGGAGTTTGCAGGGCGCTACGGTTCGACTGGATATAGCGTCCGAGCGCCGCCTTACCGCCAGGACCGGAAAGCTGAACCGTGCGGGATGAGGTTACGCCGCCGACCATATAGCCGGTCTTAGGCTGTTTGCCCGCCAGCGTGACAGAGAAGCCGTCAGGGTTGGAGACGGCGATGCCGTGCAAACTCGCCAAACTCGCGTTGCCGCCGCTGCCGCCGCCGAGCGTACCCGCGCTCACGCCACCCCTACCCACGCGGAATCACCGCCGAGTGGCTGAGAATGTCGATCTCAGCCTCGACCCGGCGCATACGCTCAGGGATAAAGGTCCAGTTGTGTTCGAGGGCCAGTTGATGTACTTTCATACCACCACCATAACACACGAATAGGATTTCGTCAGTCCTAGCCCGGTCACAGGCGGCGAAGTATTGCCCAACCAGGTCGCCGGAGTGCCGGTTGTAGCCCCGAGTCACATAGGACCGCCAGCCGTGCGGGACCCCGCGCAGCGTGAGGTCGGAGAACTCGGGTTCGACGCACAGGTCTACGATGACATCGTACCCCCAATACTGCCACAGGCGTGAGATCGTGCGCTTCTGGCATATATCCCAAAGCGCCTGCGCTCGAGGCTGCCCCGGGAAGGTTGAGAAATTGATCTCCCCGATAGAGGTCGGGTTGGAGATCAAGGGTAGCAGGGGATACTTGATGACGTGGTTGAACTTGTAGTCGTGAGTGTAGAAAAGCCAGGTCCCCGGCATCGGTAGGGTTCTAGCCTGTTCGCCCCAAATCAGCACCGGCTCAACGAGCTTACCTTGCCGCTTGAGGTCGAGCATCGGGACGCCCCACTCGTCAGTCTCGAAGGTGTCGATGACGCCCCGCAGGGACTCGCCATAGGCCGGAAGATCGCCGGTCGGGAGGTCGGCGTAGGGCAATTTAGCCATTATGACTGCAAAAGCGTCCTGTTCCGCTGCGCGGTCGCAGCGATGATGGAAGTAGAGCTTGCGCCGGTCAGCCTTGCGAGTCTTAGTCTCAGACTTGGGGACGCTGCGACAGACGCCCTTGACGAAATCAACCTCGAAGCCGCCACCTTCGCCCGGGGTCACGTCCAGCACGACGCAGCCGCCGGAGTAGGTCGAGGCCGCAACGTGAACGGACGCCCCGCACCTAAGACAGTAGGAGGTTCGTAGCGGGGTTGGGTTGCCCTCGTAGGCCGTGATGTTGGCGATGTCGGCGGCTACTTCCACTTGAGCCGCCTACGCTTGGTAATCGCGACCTTGGGAATCGTCAAGGCTCCCATTACGTGCTCTGGCGCCACCGTATGCGCGATGACGATATACGACTTTGTTTCGCGTAGCAGGAAGCCGACCGTCGTACAAGGTGCCGGTCGAGCGGAGCCAACACCCGCCACCCAGCCATCGCCGTAGGTACAGGAGTCGATCCAGGTGATCTCGACGCGGGGGATACTCACCGGATCAGGTTCGAGAGGAAGTGCCAAACCTCAGAGACGTGCGTGAGTAGCCAGATCACTAAGATGAATTGCACAACGGTGACGAGGCACCCGAATGGGCGAGTGGCAACGGGGGTTGGTTCGCTCATCTCAGAATCCTCCCGGCGCCTCGAAGTCGTCACGCCAGGTACGAAACGCCGCGAGATAGTTGATAAGGTCGTTTACGGTATCAGCCTGCCACGGCCCACGCATCCGACTGATTTTTACGTCGATCAGAGCCGCGACCATATTCAGTCTCGCAAACTCTTTGTCAAGGTTCGGGGGGGCGGCGAGAGAATCGACGTGATCGCCAAATGGCGTAAACTGATTCTCGAGCGCCCAGGTATCGCCGTACTCGTCGCCGCGCTCGTCACTAACGGACCGAGCCAGGTCGAGGGTTTCGTTGACGGCCCGGTTGAAGGCCGCTGGCGCAGACCCAAGCATACCGTCAAACAGGTTAGAGTCCTGCGTATCTGACTCGTCAAAGTCGTAGCCAGGCGGCTCCGGGTCGTCAGGGTGAGCGTCAGCGAAACGGGTCGCCCGACAGTCGGCACAGCCGCCAAAAACCGGGCACGTCTCGATAGTATGGCCCTCATCGACACGATCCAGGCCGTCATAAGAATTGAAGATGGCCCGCGTCGCGGAGTCATCGCCTTCCTCGAGATTGTCTTTCATTCGATAGCCTACCCCAAAACCGCTGAGTGGATTCACAGGGCAAGTATACCGCTGGGGGTTCGCGAAGGTTTAGGGGTCGAGGTGTGTACGAGCGTCCTCCGCCGCCGTATCCACGGCGTTTTTTGCGTTCACCGCCGCTTTGTCTACGGCGCTTTTGGCGGCGGCGGCGGCAGCCTTGACTGCATCGGCAGCGGCCCCCGAAGTAATGGTTTTCAGTACGTCGATTTGCCCTTCCAACACGGAAATCCGTCCCCGTAGGTCGGTATTCGACGTTTCGCAGTCGGCGTGAAGCTTGCCGATCCGCGTTATCTCGAGCGCGTGTTGCTGGGCCAATACTTCCAGTCCCGTAATCGCGGTCGAGGCCCCGCCGATCTGCGCCTCATTGCGGGCGCTCTTGCGTTGAGCATGATAGCTAAACAGGCCAACCAGCGACGTGAGTAATAGAGCAGCGCCGGTAATGAGGCTACTATCGGGTAGTCCTGTCACGGCGCTGGGGAGGACGTGAATTGGCTGGGGTAGAACAGGAAGCCCAAGCCATTATAGACGTAGAATCCAGCCATCGCCATGAGGACCCCGAAATAGCCGGGGTGTGTGCGTCGAACGTCACTCACGCTGGCAGGCACTCCGGGCACGGCGTCAGGTCAGGGAAGCCTTCTACGACTTCATGCCAGAAATGTACGTACAATGCCGGTTCGATGGCGTCGAGCTTACAGTCCGGGGTAGCGGTCGCGACCCGATGGACGGTGGCGCCGTCACTGAGATAGCCGCCGAGATGCTCCCGCTTGACGTGTTCCGGCGTGTCGGCGTTGAAGTCCGGCAGTTCCCGCTCAGGTGCATCCTCCCACCAGGTGAGGTCATGGCCGGACTTCTCCCAGCCCTTGGCAGCAGCCGCCTGCCAGTCGAGGCCGCGCTGGTCGACGTGGGGGTGATCAGCGAGGGTCTTCGCTTTCGTTGCCATTAGAACTCCTCCCATGAGTCAAGAAACAGCGCAGCGCCATACGTGCCGTTACGCGCCTCCAGACCGAAGATCAGTCGGTCGGGGGTGATGTCGGTGTTGGTTGCGATGCTGTGAAACAGCACCCAGTTGTAACCGTCTGTCGAGAGCCAGATTCGACGGTTGGTTGAATCGTCGGTCAGCTTGACCCAGTTCCAGACCGAGAACGAGCCGAGCGAGAGATAGTTGCTAGTGAGTCCCCACGGCGAAGTACACAGACTGGCTTCAATCGTCAGGCCACCGCCACGCTGATCGAACACGGCGAAGTGGTTATCGCTTGACCTTAGCCAGCCCACCGCGACCCCCGAGTAGTTGACGGCCATAATCGTCGGCAGCATGTGGATGACCACGCTGTAAGGCTTGACTGGCACCGACTTCGCCCGAAAGTGCCAGCTATCGGCAGATTCCGGCGGACTAGTCAAGAGCAGGGCAGCGCCTTGAATAGCGACGCTGGCGACCCCCTGATTCAGCCACGACCACGCGAGCCCGGTCGGGTCCACCAAGGGTCGAGTCGTGCCGCTTCCTCCGCCACTTGCAGGCGTGACCCAATGCGTGTTGTAGTCGGTGCCGTCGATCTTGACGAGTTCTTGACCCGCCGTGCCGCCAGCAGGCAGGACTCCAGCAGGGGAAGCCGCCGCCAGCGTCACGGTCTCCGCAGGTGCCGAGCCAGTCAGCGTCTTAGTAATCCCCGCGCCCGCCGTGATCTTATCGAACAGGTATCCAGGCGAATCCCCAACCTCTGCCGCTACCCGTCCCGACCCCGCCGCCGGTGCGCTACCGCCCGGGGATGAGGTGGTCGAGCTTGACGAACCACCCGATAGCCCACTCGCCTTTTGCCCGATCCGAATGAGGGCTTCGAGGTAGACGGAGTTGAAGTCGCCGGTAACGGTATAGTCGCCGCCGTCAAGCTGGTCGATAGTCACCGATACCAGCCGCAACGCGGCTAGGTCGTAGGCTCCGGGCACGTCTACGAGCGTGTAGTCGCCAACGTCGTAGTCAACGAACGGCTCATAGTCGCCCGCTCCAACGCTACTGAGGCCATGCGTAACGGTCATCGACAGCGGTTGAGCGTCCATCGCCATCTGTTGCATGAGCGCGAGGCCAGCGTCGTTGAGAGCTTGCGTATCGCCACTGGACGTGTAGTTTAGGTAGCCTTCCCGCCGTCCGACAGCGGTATCGCCTTCTATCGGCCCGTCGATAACCTCTTGTATGTTGCCCCCCGAGCCTTCCACCAGGAGCCGAGAACGGACGGCGCTATTATGCTCGTCAACCGATAACGCCTTTTCGCCAACGTGCTTGCCTTGCCGGAACACGACGGCTGGCGCACCACTGGCCCCGGTACGGTCGATGCTAAGATTTTGGTAGGCGTGTAGGCCAAGGTCGGGGTCCATATAGAAGTCGGTCCCCAGCGCCGATAGTTGCCGTAGGAGGTCGAAAAGGTTGAGGCCGATATGTAAGGTGAGGGTGTTCGTGTCGGTCCACGGATTGCCGATGGAGTCGGTCGTAGCCGTGAAGTCGTAGGTCATCGCGCCTAAGCCCCCACGGGCTTTTGCTTGGTCGATCTGATCCTTGAGGATAGCGCCCCGCGTGACGCTGGTATAGGTCACGTCGGGAAGCTTCGTGGTAGGCCAGCCGGTCGGATAGACTATCGCCCGCTCCATATAGGCCATCGCGCCACGGCCCTTGACTTCGTTATCTTCTGACCCGTCGCCGCCCGGGTCGGCGTAGTCCTTGACGGTTTCCTCCATAAAGAAGGCGCCGCGATATACTCCATCGATCTTGACTTTACAGAGGTTGCCTTTTTGGAGGTTGGCACTCGTCGCCTTGGCGTCGTGCCGGTTGATCTTGAAGCTCCCCGCCCCGGCTTGGTTGAGTTGTTTTTGGTAGCTCAGGTTACGGGCGCCCTCAAGCGTCACCAGCATCTCCGCGTAGTTGGCGGCATCATACACGTCGATCTCGATGCCGGTCGCCACGGCCACCGCCGGTTGCAGGATTTGGAGGTAGATTCCGGCGCTATCGCGGGTCGCCATTAGGTAGTTTCCTCAACCTTGACAAGCCCGCTCACGGCGTCACTAGGGACTGTGACCACAAGCGCGGGAGAAAAGACGTTAGGCGAAACCCCGTTACAGGGCCACAGGCCCGGAGAGCGCGTCTGCCAACTGACCACACCCATGTGCTCAAGGATAGAGCCGAGCAGGACGCTCGAGGTCCAGGCGGCAGCACTGGCGCCGAAGCCGTCGCCCACTAAGCTCACTTGCCCGTTTTGGTATTGCTGTGTCGGTGAGATGGAGAATAGCCACGGGAACACCGGGTCGTTCGTATAAGACTCGAGGTTCGTAAGCGCCCGGTAGAGGCCCGCGACGAGCGCCTGTATACCGCGATCTTCCAGCAGCGTCAGCGCGCGATAGGTGATCGCCGGAAGCGCTTGAAGTCCTCGGTTCTCCACCACCGTCAGCGCCCGATATGTAATTGCCGAGGGCGCCTGTACGCCGCGATTTGCCAGCAGTATGAGAGCGCGATAGGTCGACTGACTGATAGTGCCGAAGTCGGCGCCGTTCGCGTAGGGGACTGACGCATACGATGCGTCCCCGTAGCTCATCGCTAGTAGTAGGTGCCAGCCGCGAGGGTTGCATTAGTCACAGTCAGCCTGACGTACCAGGCTGCGGGAACGAGCAGCGTGACGGCAGTCACCGAGGCGTTGACTCCAGGCGCCAGCGTTACGAGCGTCGAGTACGTGGTGTTGTCTGGCGAGATCTCGACCTTGCATGTCCCGGCCGCCGTGGTGAGGGTGACCGGCACCGTCAAGAACACGTCCTTGGTGGTACTGACCTGCGCCCCCGTCCCAGACGTGAAGGTGATCGTAGGTAGGGCTCCAGCGGTAGCGGCGTTGGACCACGGGCGGAAGTCCTGTACCGTCGGACCGTGATCCCAGGTCGCACTGACGCCGTGCGCCGCAGCCGGGTGAAGTGTCGCGTCCTCCGCGCCCCGCGTAATGGTCCCGGTGGTAGCACCCGACGTATACGCCGTCAGATAGGCGATCTCCATCGTGGCAGTGTTGGGGTCTAATGTCAGCGGGATATAGTCGGGCGCGACGATGGTGGCGAAGTTGGGGGCCACCGCGAAGGTGATCCCGGTCTGGCTGTTAGTCATCGCCGCCGCGCTGATCTGCCCGCGCTGGCTGTTATAGCGAAGCCTCATGACGGTTTAGGTATAGCTCCCGACCGCTGCGCTCAGACGGACCATACGCGGGCCGAGGGCCGCACCAGGCGCAGGGGTCGTGTTACGGATATACAGCGTCGCACTACTCACGCCAGCCCCGAGCGTGGCGATAGTGAAGGTGGTGACGTAGGTCACGCCGTCCGTCGAGATGGCGAAGTCGGTGTCATTGCAGGTCACGACGGTGTTGTTCGCCGTCTTGGTCGCACTGGTGTTCTTGATCTTGAACTGCTTGACCACCGTGGTGCCCAGCGGGCGGTCCCCGAAGTCCTTGTCGACGGTGTACTCGGCGAAGCTGGTGTCGCCGTCTAGGAAGATGACGTCATCAGGCGTCTGGCCGCTGGCCTTGACGCCGTAGAAGTGCAGACCGTTTATGTACCAGTTGCCGTTGTAGTAGGCCCGTAAAACCGTCTTGCTGCCGGTGAAGGTCATCGGCAGAACTCCGTAGCGCCAGGTGGTGTTTCCGGTCCGCACGGTCACGGTGCCGCTCGGAGTTGATGCTGTTTCAAAGGTGCCGTCGAGGCCATTTGTGGTGTCGTTCGATCCCTGCCAGGTCATCGACCCCGGGTTCTGGTTATCGTCGAAGAACAGGAAGCCGAGCAGGGTTCTTGACTCCGGCCAGAAGAAGACGAGAGAAGCGGCGGCTGGTGCCGTACCGCCTGCTTGCGGGTCTTGCGCGTTGAGGTTGACCAGGCCCCCGGTGATGTACGAACTCACCGCCGAGAATCGGTTGGCCATCACTCCGACCACCGTGCCGTCCGCGTCGTAGGGGATGAACCGGCTGGGCATCGCGCTGTAAGTCATCTAAAACCTCACTATATGAATGGCGGCTTGAACGTGGTGGTTAGGCGACTAGCCGCCGATAGGCCGGTAGCGGTCCAGGTCAGACTATTCGATCCCGGCTCGAAGTACATGAACGGGTACGCGCCGCTGTGCCGAATCGACCCGATAGCCTGTACGCCGTCGTTGAGCGCGGTCCAGGCGTCGCAGTCGATAATCAGATGCTTGGTCGCGGCGACGGTCACCAGGCACTGCACTGACACGCCGTTGGCGGCGTTGACAATCTCCGGGTTGGCGGCTGGCCCGAGAATATCGAACACAACCCGGTTACCCCGGACGGTACCGGGGTGCGTGATAGGGAAAACCGTAGGCGAAACCGAAACGTCTCGAGAGGCATCTACCACGTCGGCGGCGTAGAACCAAGGGTCGGATAGCTGGAAGTCAGCCACAATCGTCGCGTACTCGCGGCCAGCCTGCCAGATCGTACTATTGAAAATGACACACTCGGCCAGCGCCGTGCGCTGCGTTGTATCGGGCATCACTTGAACTAGATTCTGGCGCACACGGCGAACGGCCAAAACTGTCTGTAGCGTCTCGAGGTTCGTTTGCGCCTGCGTCGGGGTCCCGGTCGTCGCGCCCGCCGCGTCGGTGTTCGTAATCCCCAACGTCAGAGTAATACGCCGAGCGCCGTAAAGCTTGACGTTGAAGCGTTCGCCGTCAAACGACGCCATCGGTACGTCGGCGCCCCGCAACGGCGGAAGCTCCCCGGGTCCAGCCGATAGTTCCGTGACCGTGGCGAACGTCGAGAGGTCCACGCCGCCAAATAGCCAGCGTTCGGGAAGGGTGAAGGTTGTCATAATGATGACACTTTATGACGCCTGCCCAAGATAGGCAAGCTTCCGCAACTCGCGCCCGGTGCTAGTTGAGGCCGGTTCCGGCGTCGGGTTGTAGACGTTGATTTCTCCGACGTTGAAACCGCCCTTCCCCTGTTCCTTTTGCTGTGCCGGGGTTTGAATACGCTCCCCGCCGTGGACTACCGCCAACTGAGCCGCGCCCGTCATGCCGGGGACTACACCGCCCTCAGAGAAGCCGAGTAGGTGTTGGATCGAGGCGCCGATCACGGGTAGGTGTCCCGCCGCGTCTGCGATACCCTTGGCGAAAGCGTGTAGAATGTCCCCGCCAATCTGCGCCATGCGCCCCGGGATCGTCAAGAAAAAGCCGATGATCTTACCGACCAAGCCGCCAAAGAACTGGAGGGCTTCAAACTCGAGCTTCGGGAAAAAGAGCAGCACGTCGAGGATCGCCTTGCCGACCTTGGGCGCAAACTCCAAGAACACGGCGATAATCTTGCTAACCACGCCTACGACGAAATCGCGTATCTGACTAAAGTGCGTGACCACCAGGAGAACCAGTAACCCGATAGCCAGGCCGATAAGAATGAACGGCAACAGGGGCAAGAGGAAGGCGGCAGCCACACCGATAGCTGTAGCGATAGAAGTCGCCAGCATGATCGCGTGTGAACCGATCCAGATAGCCAGCCGGATACCGGCTTGAGCAAGCTGTAGGGCTGTGTGAGCTATCCAACGCCCCGCGCTTAGGGCGAACTCACCAGCTTCGATAGCCGCTTTTTTGGCGCCACTAGCGACGTAGAGCGCGGTTTCCTTGACTAAGGTTGCCGATTCCATAACGAGCCGCTTGGCGGCACTCGCGGTCCAGATCGCAAGCTCCCCGGCACTAGCCGCCAGTTGGCGCACATGGTCGGCCACGAAAAGCGCCGCCATCTTGACGCCGTGCGCTACCGCCAGGGCAGCGCGTTTGGCGAATGACGCTTGCTCTTTGCCAACCAAATCCTCGCCCGCAGCCGCAACCACGCCAACGTCTTTCTCGACTGCCTTTCCGAATTTGGCGTGCTCCTTGATCCAGCCACCTACGCCCGCCTGTAGTAACGGACTAAAGGCCGTTGTGACCACGCCCATCGCCGTCAGGGGACCCGCTGCCTGCGCCCCAACGCTGGCGCCGAAGTTTTCAACCTTCGCCTTGATACTATCCCAAACGCCCGACGTAGTTTTTGCCTTATCGAGATCGCCGTTGTAATGAGCGGCCCAATCGGTCATCGCCTTGTCGCCGTTCTTTGTGGCGCCTGCGGCTGCCGTAGTAGCGGTAGCAAGGTTCTGAGTGGTCGTAGTGACTTTCGCCTGAGCGTCAGCTACAGCTTTATGTGCGTCGCGAAGGGCAAACTGTTGCGGAAGGCTGAGATGCTTGATCTTCGCATCTTCCGCCATAAGGTCGTTGAGGTGTTGCGTCGGCTTGGCTAGTGCATCTACGGCGGTTTGATGCAGCTTTTCCGCAATCGTCAGCGCATGAACGGCAGCCGCCGAATCCCTGAGTCCGGGGATGATTTTCTGCAATCCCTTGAACATACCGTTGTGAGCGTTGGCTACGTCCCCCGCCGCCGTTTTCAAATCCTCATTCTTGGCGGTCGCTATCTTAGTGGTAACGGATAGCATTTCCATCGCCTTGATGGGGTCCTTGTAGGCTAGGGTCAAAATAGCCAAGGCGTCATCGACTTCGTTCGACTTGTACCCGAACTTCGTCATCGCATCTTGGGCGCCTTCGATCTTCGGCTTGAGGGTTTCAAAGTTGCCACCGACAGACTCAATCGCGCCCTTGAGTCGCGCTTCTGATTCCTCGAGGTCTTTACCGAGTCCTTGTAGGATACCGGCGATGCCGGTCGAGGCTATCCCGGCAAGACCGACCTTTACCGCCACTCCCATCTTCGAGGCGAAATTCGCCCCCACGTTTACGCCAGCCTGACCCCCATACTGAGGCAGGTAGTCGAAGCCCTTATTGACTTCGGTGAAGTCACCCAGGAACTTGACGAACGCGGTAGCGACTTGCATTTAGTTCACGCGCTCCGGGTACTGGAAGGCAAAGCGATCCACGGCGGCTTCGAGGTCCTTACCGACCAAGCCACCGCCGAGTTTTGGCTGTGCCTCGGGCCGAGCATACCAAGGAAGTTGAGTGCTTTTGCCCTGTTCGGCCAAAGCGATCTCATAACCCGCGTCGCGAGAGGCAAAGAAAATCTCTGCCAAGCGTCCTTTAGTTTCGCGTTCGGTACGGGTTTGCGCCGCGCTCCAATACAATGCCAACTGAGACATTGTTAGCTCCGCTTCGAGCTTTTGCGGGCCGGTGCCCCAATGGGCGAAAGCCCATTCGTAGAGGCCAGCGGTACTGATCCCGCCGGGTTGATCTTCTGTACCTGTGAATAGGCCGTCATCGCGTCCTGAACGAAAGGGAAGGCGGCATCAAGCATCACCCGAAACGCACGATAGACTTCGGTTTCGGTGGCGACTTTCTCGACGGCATCCTTGCCCCCGAGAACCGATGCCTTGTCATACAAGACAACCAGGTCAAGAATCGCACCGCTGCCAAGGTCCATCAACTGTCCAAGCTCACTCGAGCTATTGGGGTCGAGGTTGCCTAGCCCTTCGATGGCCGACGTAAACGCGCCTTTCCACTCGCGAAGCTCCACGATAGGAAGCTCACGGAGGGAAAAAGGCTCCCCTCCGATCACAACCGTCAAGACGCCCGCGAGGATATCACCCTCGGAGCGCATACTAGACGCCAGGAACGCGAGTAATCATCCAGGGGCTAACGGTCGGGGCCGCCGGGTCCCACCTCGACTGCAATTTCAGGCGGGGCGCCAACGTCCCGTCATCCTTTGCCTCGAAGCTGGCGGAGTCGATCATGATGGCGTCGCTGAGACGGAATCGGATCGAGCGCCCGTCCAGGCCGGGAACTACAAGCTCCCACTTGTGATAGACGCTCGAGGGCAGCCGACGAGTCACGCCGCTGTTAGACGCGAAGGTCGAGCCACCCGCGTCAACCTGCACGATCACCGCATCGCCCGAACGATGGCCGAAGGCTAGGGGCATCGTAAACGAAACGCCCGTTCCGCCCGCGCCGGTCGTACCGACAAAGGTAAGCTCACGAACCTCCGCCTCGTTGGGATACCCGAACCGAACCTCCGAACCAATCACCATTCCGGCGACCGACGCCACCTTGACGTTGACGGCTCCGACCGGCGAATCAGCCGACAGGGTTGTTGAAGCAATCGAGATAATCGCGTCGCCGCTGGCGTGTGCGTAAGACAGAGGCGCGTTTAGCGTCAGGCCAGTACCGGCAGCACCGACAGTACCAATCGGAGTGAGGACGGTACGAAACTCACGGGCGCCAATGGCGCCGATCTGCACCACGTCACCGACGTTGACGGTCGTAATGGACGTAACCTTGACGTTCGTGTCACCCACCACCGAAGGCGCTGCCAGGGTCGTGTTATACGTCCCGAGCGTAGTGCCCGCCGCGTCACTCGCGATAGCAACAGAACCAGGAACGGCGTAAGCCAGGTTAGCCAGGTTGAGTTCTGGAATCGTCACTTCCAACTCGGCCTGTTCCTCTTTGACGTAATCCAGGCCCTTGATAAAGCCGGGGATGCCGTTGAGCTTCGGCGTAAAGTAGGAGCGTTGAACGCGGAAAAGGTTATTCGCTTCGGTCGCGCCAACGGCGGCACCGTCCACGAACACGTCTCCGGCGCCGATAAACATATCGGAGCTAGTGGTTGCGGTCACTGACATTATAGGTTATCTCCTGTATGACTACAGCCGACGTATCGACTATCGCCTATTTTTTGAACGCGGCAGCGGGCGCCACCACGCGAGACTTGAGCTAGGGTAGCGGGATACTGGCAGCCTGTAGAACGTAAATCGCCGTGGACGACGGCCAGCCGGTTTGGGGGTCGGTCATCGGCTGCCCTCCGGCTTCCTCATGACTCCGATAAATTGCCGTACCGCCTGCGGTATGACGTGGCCCCTTATCGTGCAGGGCATTAGACACGGCGACGTAGAGCGCCGCCGCGAGTCGTGGCGTCAGGCCCACGGCCATGATCGACACACGGGAGTTTTGTAACGGCTCCCTACTGTGAGGCACGTTCACTAAATTGTGAACCAGGATAAACGGACGGGGATCGGCGTCGATATTGTCGGGGATTTCCTGCCCCCAAACCTTCGTGCCGACAATTGCGGCCACGGCGGTATCGGCGCGTAGCTCGAGGATGATTTTGCCTACGGCGTCGATAGTCATTGTTTGAAGGCCGACGGTACGCCAGCGGCGATTATGCTATCGCTGCGTCCCGCGACAGCCGCCGCCGCCGGGTTGATAAAGGGTTGCGGGCGCGATCCGGGGTGGTGAACGGACGCACGGAACGCGCCGTCCTTGAGATGTAAGGCTGTAGCCTTTGGCTTGTGCGAAGCCCAATACTTGGCCGAGTGCTTCGTGGTGTTGACGCCGATAGTATGCGCCGGAGTACCAAGCTCCTTGAAGGCCGACGGGAAACCAAAGACGGCGAACGCTTCGACCGCGTTGATGGACTGCGGAACACCCTTGGGGACTTCGCCGCTTCCGCCGATTTTCTTGCCACGGTACATCGTCACGGCCCAGGACTTAGCGCCCTTCGGCTTGCCAGCCTCGGCCTCGAGTACGACTTGTTCGGCCATCCTGTGAACGCCAGTACCAAGCCCCTCAAATAGCGCCCCGAGCGCACTCTGATTGACTACCACACGCATTGTCTCGGCCATTATCCCTGCACTTCCTTGAGGTCGATAATTTGATGGTGTAGCCGACCCTCGGCCAAGTGGGGATGATTACTGATTTCGTAGCGCCGCCCGTCGTCAGTAGTCCAGCGAATCAAATCGTTTTTCGTGGCCGCTAACGCAGCGGGCGCCTTGAGGAAGTGCGACCCAATAGTCACACCGGCGGCGTTCGCCTGTTGGATTTTGACGGCTGAGTTTTCGACTAGCCGCCCGACGAACGGAGTCTCTACCACGGCGCCTTCGGTCGGCTGGTTGTAATCGTCGGGAGTCCCGGTCGTAGTCCGATGTATGAGCGTCAGCTTATGGGTCCAGGCATAGCCACCACTCATCAACCCGACTGGCGCAGTCAAGCCGCCCACGAAAGTCGCCAACCTAAACGGCCACTCCGATATGCGACAAAAGCCCCGCACTCACTAGGATTTCGCGTGAGCGACGGCATAACGCCGGTAGGCGCCCGGGTAGGCGTTGAATCTGTAATCCGGCGTCAGTAGAGTTGATCATGTGGGCGAACTCAAACTGCCCAACCTCGTCGTTCGTCACCATCCAGTATTCAACCTGAGCCGTGGTAGCGTCCTGTAGTGCCGCGATAATGCTAAGGTCAGTAGGTAGCGAATTGTTATCCACGGCGTAGACCGCCCCATTTAGGGCATAGTCCACCTCGTCCGAAGCGCGTTGCAGCTTTACGTCAGGATCAACTGGAAGCGCCACGGACGCCCCCAGCCAATCCTGTAGCTGTGCCTGCGTCGCGTACTGTCGCGACACCCTACAACCTAGATCGCGTTAGACGGCTCATCGAGTTCGTAAGCCCAAACCGTCCCGGCGGCAAGAGCCGCAAGATCGATGTTGATGGCCCCGGCTGCCTGTCCGAACCGGGCGCTCGAGAACGGTCCGATTATGGTGCGAACACTAATGGACGGGGTGACAACCAGGTCCCCGCGACCGACTTCGGCCTGCGGTCCAGAACCGGCCTTGACGGTCACGGTCTTGGCGGCTGTGGTCTCGGCCACAACGAGAATGGTGCGGTCGGGATTCTCGGCGGTAAAGACGTGCCCGTTGGTCGGGTCAAGTGCAGTCCCGGCAGTCTCATTGACACCGGCGTCCTGCGTAAACGCTACGACTGGAATGTTTGTGCGGGCCATTTATTTCTCCTGATCTTCAACGAGCTTGATGCGGTCGAGGGGGGTTAGGTAGACTTTGACATCGGCAACCTCGACATCGCCAGGATTGACGGCGTTGACATCAAGGGGTGAGTCCGGGCCGCGTGGCGCCGGGGGGGAGTTGGGGGCGATAGCTGCGTTAGCAGCCGCAGTATCGGCGGCGTTAGCAGCGTCGAGAGAGGGGGCATTGACGGCTGTAGCAGCCTTGGCAGTCTCAGCCGCGTCAAGTTGCAGGACGGGAGCGGGAGCGTCGGCTGGGACGTTAGGAGCTATCGCAGCGTCAGCAGCGGCACCGTCGGCAGCAGCCGCCGCATCAGCAGCAGCGGCGTTCGCGGCAACGGCAGCGTCGGCAGTAGCGGCAGCGTCGGCGTTAGCAGCGGTAGCGGCAGCATCGGCGTTAGTAACGTCGGCAGCCGGAGAACCGACGGCAGCTTCGTCAGCGGCGTCGGCAGCATTAGCCGCCTCGACCGCTGCGTCAGCGGCGTCAGGAGCGGCGTCAGGAGCGGCGTCAAAGGCTGCGAACGATTCAGACACAGAGTTTTCTCCAAGGTGGAAGGTCGCCGCCAGCACCAGCCGACGGCGACGATCCAGGGGTTAGATGGCGGTAGGCTTAGACCTGCGACGCCTTGAGGACGGCGATGGAATCGGGACGGGTCAGCTTGGCGCCATAGAGGTGCAGTCCACGGACCGCATCGGCAACGGTTGTCTGCAACCGAAGCGCCTCGACTTCACTCAACTGATCCGCGAAGGTAATAGCCGACGGCACTCCGGCGATCACGCAGGACACGTTGGCGTTACCGGCCACGAAAGTTGAAACTGCGGCAGACGACGCGCTATTGGGGGTGTTGTTAGACTCGTACACGTCCATACCGAGAATGGTACGAATGTACCCGGTCGTCTGAGCGGCAGGCTGGCCCGCAGCAAAGGCGTTCGTGAACAAGGCGTTCGAGAACAACAGGGCAAGATACCACGGGGGGAGAACCACGACGCGCCCTTCCTTGGCGACGTTCGCCTCGTCAAGCTTCTGGTTCAACGAAACCAGGCCAGTGTAGGCCAAGTCGCCCGTAGTGATCGAAGTTTGCGCGATGACGTTGGCGGTATTAGTGTCAACGCACGCCTGAGCGATCAACTGATCGGACAGGTCAGCAAGGCGGTAGGCCGACCGCGCCATCGCCTGAACTATGACGTTACCGGCGGCCTGTCGCTTGTCGATGTCATCGACGGCGAAAGCAAACAGTTTCGACTGGTCGATAACGAGGGTACGGTCAACGGTATCCAGGCCCTCATAGGTCACGGTGTCGCCCTTGGCGTAGGTCTTGATGGTCGGGTCCGACACCGAGTTGATATGCACGGTGTCTCCGGCGCCAGCGATTTCGCCCTCATAGTCACGGTTCGAAAGTGCCTGATAAACCAGGCTCTTACGCAAGGCGACTAGAAGCTCTGCGCTCCACACCTCGGGGATAAATGTTGCGATTGACATTTAGTTGTTAGCTCCTGTTTTTGGGGTGGCGGCCCGGGACCGTCCTACTTTTTGTCGCCAGGAATCCCCATAATCATGCCCGCACGTCGCAGGTCCACGATAGCTTCGGGGGATAGCTTAGAAAAGTCGGTTGCCTTCGGGTCGATAGGGGTTGATTCGCCACCGCTTCCCGCTGGGATTTCGGCAGTATTGGGACCGAGCGGAGCCTTGCCCGTCAGTTTCAATGATGGATTCTTTTCGAGGGTTCCTTTGACCAGGGCCGTTAGGGATTTCTCAAACCCTTCGGCAGATGGATCGAGGTCAGTAAGGACCCCGGAGCCGCGTAGGTAAACGGGCAGTAATTCGGGATTACCGCCTTGTGCGATGACGGCCTTACTAACGGCGCCGTCGAGTCGGAGGGAACGATTTTCAGCTAGGGCCGTAAGCGTTTCCGCCTGAGATGCAGCCAACGCCTTTTCAAAGTCGCTGGGGTCCAAGGGGGACGGCTTACCCGAGATGGCCGCAGCCATCCGGTCGGGGTCGATACCGAACTTGCGAAGCCCAGCCGCGTATTCTGTTTTCTCAGCACGGGCCGCCTTCGCGTCAGCGCGGGCAGCGTCGAGCGCAGCCTTGGCTCGAGCAGCGTCGAACTCGCCCTCCCAGCCAGTAGTCGCCGGAGCGGGGGTAGCGGCTGGCGCCGGAGTCGTAGTCGTTTCAGCCGCCGGTGCGGGGTTGGCTACGGCGGTTTCGGTGGTATTCGGTTCGGTCATTTCTTTTCTCCCTTAGAGATTGAATGGCGCCTATCTCTAGGCGTTGATTTACACACGGACTTCTGGCACACGGGTCCAAGTGCCCTTGGGATACTGAGCCGTCGCCCCAATCGCGTTCCAGATAAACACACTGGAATCTTCTCTGACGACGAAATTGGAATCGTAGTAATAGACAAAGCCGTCACCAGCCTTGACGACTACCAAGTAGAACGAGCCGTGATCCGCGAAGGCGGGTAGGCCGTATGGTTGTGCGGCGAGAATCGCAACTAATGGCATGAGCTACTCGAACAGGTCGAAGATTTTGTTGATGATCGTGGTTCCGCCGCTACCGCTGGGCACTTTGTTGAATGGGATTTGGAGCAGTCCTTTCACAGTCGTGACGGAAGTGACGGCTAAGGTTCGCGCCGCGATAATCCGTTTCGCAAAGCCCATCGCAGTTACGGACGTAAGCGACAAAATCTTGCTCGTAGCCCGGACCATAAAGGCCGTACCAACGCTCGTCACCGCGAGTAACTTGCCGGTCAGTCGAGTCTGCGTCACGGTGGTGGCAGAAGTGACGCCGCCCACCCGAGCGGGGGACAGGCCGATCTGTCGAGTCTGCGTAACGGTGCCAGGGCTAGTGATCCCGAACGCATGGAATACCACCTTGTAGAACAGTACGCCCACGGTCGAGGTTATGACGAGTTCGAGCTTGCCCACGGCCCGCTGTAGGAAGGTGGTAGTGGGAGAGGTAACGGTCAAGAGCTTACCGGAACGCCGAGTCAAGGCCGTGGTGGTGACGCTAGTGACGGCCAAGGGTAGGACAGGCGTGATCTTTTTAGCTACCGCCGTGGTCGTTCCGCTCGTCACCGCCCCTACGGACGCCGCTGCCTTTGAAGTCTTACGGACGGCCAGCACGGTTGTGACGCTAGTGACGGCCTCCAGCTTGCCGGGTTTCTTGACGATGCTGGTAGTGGTTGCGCTAGTGACGCTACCAAAGTCGTAGGTGAGGCGCACCATTCCCGGTGTGCCGTTAGAACCTACGGCCAAGCTTGAGGCCCCACCGCCACCACTACCGGGTTGATTGCCGGAGGTTGCTACCGCGATCCCGTTAGCGCCAGTACCACCCGTTCCGCCGTCAGGAGTACCACCAGCACCACCTGTAATGTTCGGCCCTCCTGTGCCACCAGCACCAGCAGACCCAGCGCCACCGCCGCCACCTGCGCCGCTGGCTACGCCAGCACCACTCTGGATTCCACCTGTACCGCCATGGAAGGTGCCCGTACCGCCTGCACCGCCTGCACCGGGACCAAGGGCGGAGCCGTTAGCTCCCGCCAGTCCGGGGTTGGCCGTGACTGCATTGACCCCACTGGTGTAGCTAGAAGCGTTGCCGTTGGTAGCGACTGCACCACGAGCGCCTACTACTACGGTCGCAGCGCCGGTTACGGGGGTAGCAAAGGTTGAGGTCTGATATGCGCCGCCACCGCCGCCACCGCCGCCATCTACGGTGGCAGTACCACCACCACCACCACCACCCCAGCACTCAACCTTGAGGTTAGCGGTTCCAACGGGGATGTTTACCGCGTAGGTTCCGGCAGTCCTATAGGTGGTTGTGATGGACATTTAGCCCCCTCGGGCTATGCGAAGGTAAGTTTGAAGGTGTAAGCGATGGAGTCGTTGATTAGGAGGGGTATCCCGGCGTGATCGCCCTTGACGAACAGGTTACCCACGGTCGCGGCGTCGAACACGCCCGCGTTAGTAATCGTCTTAGTGCCGTTGGCAACAAGCGTGTAGACCATCTGGAAGGTGTCGTTGGCGACGTTTACAAGTTGCTGCGTAAGCGTCGCAGTAACCCGAGCCTCGGACGCTTCGGTAAATAGCGTAGTGTCAGTGACCGCCGCCGTACCCGCGCCAGTACCCCAGGCACCCTGATTATTGGTCGTGGTAACGCCACCCGTCAGGCGTCCGGTGTTCTGTCCCTTACCAACGGTCGTAAATACATTAGCCACCGATAATCTCCCCGACTGGCGCCACACCTTGAGGTTCACTCACGGCGTCCTGTTTTGTCTTTGGGGCCAACGGAGGACTAATCTGGCCGACCGTCACAAGGTTGACCGCTCCGCAATACCCACACTCAAGTTGATGAATCCCAGCAGGACCGTTTAGGTGGATTTCCTCCTGACAGTTACCGCAGTCGTAGAACGCCACCTCGGACGGTGCGCCAGTCGCGGGGTGGGGAACGAACGGGGACGTACTATCGTCGCTGGCGTCAGGCATCAATATCTCCTTCGGCTATCACGCCGAGTTCTTCGATTCTTGGGTTCGGACATTTATGGTCCGGTTCATAAGTCTTTAGCCCGCAGCCGCAGCGAATTACGGTGGCGCTGAGTTCTAGATGTCCGATGCTCGTAACCGCTTGTTCCTGTTGCATCTAAACCTCCAAGTAACGCAGGGTTGCATAGACGGTCGCCGCCGCCGACAGATTGACAATTAGGTTATCGCTCACGGCACCAGCGACAAAAGCAGGACCGCCGCCATACTCAGCGCCGATGTTAGCGGCCACAACTTGCGCCGGGGACATCGACTGTAAATCGACCTTGGCGCTTGTAGTCGGGGCGATAGTACCGATACGGGTAGCGGCCAAAACTATCGGGCCGTTGTTTCCATCGGCGGAAAGCTTGAGGCAGTAAATCTGCAACGTCTTACCGGCAGTTGTAGCGTGAGCAACGGTGTCGCCACTAGCGGTAATCGTTACGGTGTCGGTCGAGAGTTGCTTAGGTGTTAGGCTCGTCGGCTGCGTCGCCTGCCAGAAGGTACCCGACACCGGCTGAGTGGCTTGCCAAAAGCTGCCAGTAACAGCCACCGACCCCAGCGCCGTGACGATATCCGCCAGCGTCTTACCAGATTTGATAAGGTCTGCCAGGGACGTGAGTGTAATGTCGAGGTTGGTCGCGTTGACAAGCTGGTCGGTGGGGAAGGCGGGGAAGTTATTGATCCCGATTTTACCCGTACCGTCGATGACGATGACGTTCCCAGCCTGATCGCACAACCACACCGGCTCGAGGTCGCCCGTGTTGCCGTCGATAGTGACGGTGCCAAGTAGTAACGGTTCGCCGCCCGCGACATCGGGGGCGACGTGGTAGAGCTTGGTCGTCACCTAGAAGTTCGGCCCGTCAGGGGCAGGACCGTCGTTGCCCGAAGCCCCCGGCGTATTGGGGTTATTCGATGGAGCAGCGGGGGTCCCGGGGTCCTGAGTATCCGTCGGCGCCGCTAGCGTTGGCTCAGGGAGCGTCGGTGCTACCACAACTGGGGTGGGCTTACTGGCGGCGTCAGCAGCCAAAATAAGCTTGACTTCCTCGTCAACCGCCTCGGGGGTCCAGTCGGGATTGACGAGCATGACTTTCGTTTTCGTACTAACGGCATGAGCCGCCGCCAGCAACGAAACAAACGTCGCCGTCACGGTCGGTTCGGCGGGTACGCCGTCGGGGAAAATCACCTTCGGACGATGGCCACCGGCGACGCCACCGAAAACATTTGCGTCTATCTGTAGCATGACTTCTAAAATGTCAGCCAAAGGACGCGCCCAATAGGTCAGTTTTTTGTTACGAGTTGTCAGCGAACGATGCTCACGGCTGGCGATTTCGGTCGCCGTCGCGGGGAAAACCTTTTGGTCGCTCTTAGCTTGAAAGGTTGCGTAACTGTAGCCAGCCGTCGAGACGATCCGGTTTACGAAATCATCGGCCATCGCCGCGTGTTCGGCGCATCGAATCGCAAATTGACTGTTCGTAATCGACCCTTCGGTCGCGGGCATCCCGTCCAGGGTCGTGAAAATCTCTTGGTCGCTATCGAACTCCGCGCCCTTACCAACGCCGTTCGAGCGGAGCCAGTCGGCGGGCACAATCAAACGGGCACGGCCTAGTCGTAGGTCACGCATCCATGACGAGTAAATCTCGTCTAAGGCATCCATAAACCCTTCGGTTCCCTGAAAGTCGCTACGGCCCAAGTCAGTCGAGCGGAACGAACGGTTGGGCCGTATATTCGGAACGTAAACGGCGGTAAGCATATCAACGCCAGTCTCGAGCGAATTGCCATCGACAAAATCGTTGATCGCTAATGGAGCCGTCGCCGGTTGATCTGTCAGGGGTCGAAGCTCCCCGAGATTATTGCGCCCGCCCTCATAAAGACCGTGGAGGATTTTACCTTTTTCGTGGCGCTCGAGGTGCCGCCAAACGATGTCGCCGTCATCGGAGACGACGCGCCAAAACGTAACCGCCTCAAGAACGCCCCAACGAAACTCGGGGATCGCGGAGTCAGACTCGACCGCCGTAATAAAGGGATGATCGGCAAAGTCCGGGTCGTAACTCACACGCAGGTAGACGCCGCCAAGCGCAGCCGCCTTTTCAGCCGCCTCGTTGAGAAACGAATCGAAAGACATAGACTCGAGTAGCTCATCGAGCGCATCTTGCGCCGCCAGGCCACCCACGCGACCCTTCGCCCCTTTCGCTAAGTGAGCATCTTCGATACGGAACTCGGGGGGTTTGGCGAATAATAGGTCAGCCGAGATCGTAGCCATATCGGACGCGATAGGGACGTGGAGCCGTGTGCGCTGGAACGGGATCGTAGTCGAGCGCCGCGCCCAAAACTTCCACTTCTGGCGGAGCAACGATCCTTGACGGTCCTGAGACGAAATCGTCGGGACCCCAAGGTACTGGTCCATAAGCACAGCGCCGCCGTAGACGCTCGAGAGCGCCGCCGGGTCCCCGCTATACCAAGCCGCGTGTTCCTTGAATTGGTTGTAGACGGGTAGGAACGGCTCCGGCGGCCACTTACCGCCGCCTGTTGGGAGGGGCACTACTAACAGGTACCTTCGCGGGCGCTCATATCATCGTTTCCTTAGGTGGGCCGAATTCCGGCGGGGTTGTAGTGCCAAACAATGCGGGGTCAGTCCCGGTATGTCGAAGCCAAACGGCCAGCATGAGGGCGCTCACGATATCATCGTGGTCCTTTTGCTTGGCCGCCTCGAACGACGTTGATCCACTAGCCCGAGTCTTAGCCTCGTAGGTCCTAAGTTCCTGCATTAGTTCGGGCGCCAAGGGTAGGTTGGCGTCGAGCCGTAGGCGACGCTCCTGAATGAGCGCCTGTAGGTTCGTAAAGAGAGCTTGCTTAGGCACGGAGCGTCGCTTTGGTTCGACCTGCCCCGAGATCACGATAGGTCGAGGGCTAAAGTCGCCCAGGCGCCCAGCCCGCCACGCATTGAGAAATCGAGCGTAGATCGGGCCGCCCACGCCGCCGATGCCGGTGGCGTCAATGACGAGTAGAGCTTCGCTGAGCGGCCCCTTAGCCATGAGTTCGCTCAGGCGGTCAACGATGAGATGCCAAGGCGTGTGCAGGTCCCATCGGATTATTCTTTCGATCCGGTAGAAGTCTGTCACTGTCTCGCGGGTCGGAAAGGGCACTTCTAAAACTTGCTGGCGCCGTTCAACCACTACGGCGGCTGAGTGGTCAACCACCTGCCCCAAGTCGAGGCCGATAACGTGGTTAGCCATGCTCGTTAGCCATTCGACCAATCCGGGCCGACGCCGCCGGTCATGCCTTGAATGTCATCTTCCCGAAACACTTGCTCCCGTGCCTCAGTAAAGACGCCCATATATTCCTGTCGGTACAGCCACTCACCCATATCCCGGCGTTCCTCGGCCAAGAACTCCGGGCTAATTCGCGGGCAATCGTCGGCTGTGATTTGAACACGCTTCCAGTCGCCAGAACCGGACCACGCATCCCACCACCAGCCGCGTTTTCCGGCGGGGGTTGAGAGGGCAATAATGCCACCGCCCGAGACTGCAAGCATAGGCCGGATCGCGGTCATAAGCTCATCATCAACTCGGGATGCTTCGTCCACGATCAGTAGACGAACGCCTGAGTACCCTCGGACGGTGGATTCTGAGCCGGGTAAACACACCAGGCGACTACCATTCTCGAGGGTCAGGGTCAGGGCAGATTCAGCTTCGGCCTTGACCGGCTTACCGAGTCCACGGTAGACGGCCTTGCACTTGCGAAACAACTCACCACTCTGCCGGAGCGACGGGGACAGGAGCAGCACTACCGACCCCGGCTGGTACACGGCGACGTGTACGGCGCGAAGGCTGGCGGTCGTGGACTTACCCGACTGGCGGCAGCAGTTGAGCAGGATACGAGGATGATCGCTACGCAGGACATCGTTCTGCCAGGGGTCCGGGTCCATTCCGATCTGACCCGCCAGCGCCGCCGGGTTGAGCGCCCGCTTGAGGTCGCCGCGTAGCGCCGAAGTCACAGCGCGTCGGCAAGCTTGAGCCTACATTCAGGACAGATGGTGTCCACAATGACGCCTCGAATCTCAAGCCACTCGGGAGAGTTAGTCAGGTTGATGACGGTCGTAGGCCGGTCGTCTAGCTCCCCGGTGATCCGGGCGATAAGCTCGAGGGTGGCTCTCATTTCGCGCATCGCCGCCAATCCCTGCCCGGGTATCCGTCTCTGTTTGGCGATGCGTAGGAATAGGCGAGTGTCAGCGAGTTGAGCTTCCAGGCGTTCCAGCAACGGCGCCTCGGGGGATATCTCCGGGGAATCGGGCACGGCGACTACGCCAGGACTGAGGTGGTTGACTTTATGCCGGGAGATCGCCTTAGAACTCATGCCGTATTGAGCCGCGATCTTTTGGTACGGGACACCACCGACAACCTTCCGGTCGATCTCGGCTGCCTGTTCGTGTAGACAAATCGAGCAAGTTCCAGGTCCCGGCATCGTCGGCTCCCCTTCCGGTATCTCTACCGACTAGAGCGCCGACTAACTTATCGACGCAGGGCTACTATCCTGAGAAGCTCCCGAACGTCAGGAGCGTCCATAAACCACTCGCCAATACTGCGCGACGAGTTGAAAGTACGGCGTACCGACCGCGATGGCGGCGTCGATAGCATCTCGGTCGAGATGACGGCAAACGAGACAGGTTCCAGGTCCCGGCACAAGATCCAGTATAGCACCGCCCCATCTCGGGCTATGCATAACGGATGCATAAGAAACCGGGAACTCGTATTTTCCCGACCGGACGGTTTGATAAAAGGGCGCTAGAGAAGCCGACCGCCCCACTACAGGGGGTACCCGGTGAAGGTAGGCACGCTATATCTTGTGGTTTGCATCTCAGCGGGCAAGATCAGCGAGGTTGATTAGTAATGTATATTATGCACTACCAATCACGTTGCTCTACTCGCCACCAGCATGATGATGCTCATGGTGCCTTGCTTGAGTGACCACGACAGGAGAGCCGCTACATACAGTCACTACCACAGGCCAGATATAGCCCCCCGGTCGCCACTTGAAAGAAACCTATGGACCACGCCACTAGTAGGTGTGACTGGCGCCTAATCCATGCGCGGGTGGCGGCGATCACCTACCCCCACCCGACCCCACCCGGGGAATGGTTGGGGATCTAAACAGGACCGTACTCCTATACACCACCCCAATAGTTGACATATGCCCCATACCGTAGTATGGTAGGTGACATGAACACACACACACCACCCTACCACTACTCAGCCGATGAGCCAGAGGGCAGCAGCCTAATGCCCTCACCTGTGCATGATGCACAGCGGGCAGCCGCTATCGTCTACACGATGTTTGGCTCACACGTCCCCATGCAGCCACTACACGCCATGCGGGAAGCCGACAAGATCGAGCGTCAAATCCTTGACGCCCTCAACCACTTCTATCAGACAGGAGACGCCTAATGGCACTTACTTTTGAACAATGGTTCGACAGCGCCGACCACATATGCCAGCTTCGTAGTGGGCTTCGGCTAGACGACTTGCCTGACGGCCCATCATGGGACGCTTGGGACAATGACATCTCGCCAGCTAACTACGTCTACGATCAACTTCGCGAAGCTGGTTACTACCAGGGAGGTGAATTCGCGTGAAAACAGACTTCGCCATCACCGCCGTTGTCAGCATCGTCCTGTGCGGAGCGGTCGCGCTGGCCCTAGACCACTTCGGGATTATCCCGTTGTGGGTTTGGCTACCAGGCGGTCACGGATACTAAGGCGTAGGCGCAGCCACGATATGCGAATCGTCGTATGAGTGGTCGCGCCAGCGCCTTTCGCCCCACGCGACGTAGGACTTGAATCCAGGCTCGTCGTAATCGCGAGTAAAAGCTTCCATCTGAGCCGCGACCGAAACAACCGTCGCCTCGGTGCGAGACTTACCAGCTTCCTCGAGTTGCCTACGCGCTTCGCAGGCCAGCGCAAGCTGAACTTTGAGCGACGGAGCCGCAGGCTTCGGTCCAGGCGCAGCCTCGAGCTTCAACACGCACCGTGGACAGGTCGCGGTTCGTAGTTGCCGCATCGGACCCGCAAAACTCATCGAAATCTGCTCTTTCACGTCGATCAAGTATTGATCCGTCGTATAGGCAGCATTACAAGCTTCGCACCACACCGATGATCCGATCCGAGCGTCAGCCATTAGTTAGCGTTGAAGCGGAATGGGCGAACGACAGGAATCGCAAGCTGGGCAGCCGAAGCCAAAATCTCTTTCGCCACGGGACACTCGAAGCTACAAACAGTGACGTGCAGAACCTTCAAGTTTTCCTCGGTCGTAATCGGCGTCAGGGTGCAGCCACAAGGGTAAGACTTAGCGACTATCAACGTCACCTCGGCGCGACCGACGGCTGTAGGCGGATTTCAAAACTCCGGCGCCGCGTCCGTAGAGGTCAGAAAACAACGTAGTTTGGAAAAAGCTGTTTTCCCGCACTTGGCGAGATTTCATTTGCCGATTTGTCAGGACGGGATACTTTGACTCGACCACGGCGTCACGCTCACGATCAGCGGTTCGTGCCTGCGCCATAAACTCAGCGACAGCCCTTTCGTGTTGCGCGAACGTAGTCATTACCTTGCATGAATCCTCAGATTACCGCTTACTTGTGAGCTACGCGCAAGTGAACCGGCAACGGAACGCCGATCCAGCCCTTTTTACCTACGCCTGCACTCGACCGCGCCGCACAGAGGATGCAGTACCAACGGTAAGTGCTACCAGGCTTGTTCCGGGTCGCATCGTTGCCGGATTTTCCATTCGGGCGACGGGGCATATTCGGCGGGAGCGGCTTAGAGTTCTTCACGCCTCAATTATACGCCAATCTCCCCGGGCAACTCCCGAAGCTTCAAGTGGCCGTCTGAGACGTAGACGCGAACCGTTGAGGGGTGCAGGCCCATAAAAAGAGCGATGTCATTGTCGGTCGCGCCTTGCAGGTGCATATAGTAAGCCTCACGCTGCCTCGGCGTTAGCTCCGCCGCCACTAACACCGCCTCGACGCCCACGTCGAAAATCTCATGCAGGAACGGGAAGTCGGCCAGGAACGCCGTCAGCCGTTGACTCATCTCCGGCTCAGTCTCGACCATCGCCAACTTTAGGACGCTGATATTCGCGCCCAAGAGGACATCGACCAGTCGCGCCGCCAACTGTTCCTCTTTCGTGAGCAGCGACACAACACCGTCAGGCACACGTCCTGCGTTAGGATCGCCACCCGGGATCGCCTTTTGATGAGGAATAACCTGCCAGATACGTTCTAAGGGCCGCAAGCGGTCAGCGTGATAGTTATACCGCCTTAGTATGCGCTGGCGCCTACGCGAAGGCTCAACCCTACTAGCAAGCCAACGGGCGATGGCGCCTTCCTGATCCTTGTAAGCCGCCGCTTCCATCCTTGTGACGTAGGGTGGCTGCGACGGCGGCATCAGGGCGCGACCACCTCGTCATCGACGGCGCCTGATCCCCAAGTGTACACGTCGCCGTTATCCGTGATCTTCCGTCGCTCGTAAGGCACAGCGACGCGCCGGTAGAACTCGAGCTTGGCGCCTTCGAGCGCCCCGAGAATATCGTTGATCGCTTGGTAGGTGGTGCCCTTCGTTTCCAAGTAGTCGATCAACGCTTCCGTGATTTTGTAGTTGAGTTCGCCAGCGTTTGTCGGCCCAATTTCAAGAGCAGGCTTGCGAAGGTGGTTTTGAATGTAAGGCAATTAGGCCACAATCTCACGATCCCGCAACGCCGGAGCCGTCCTAAGACACCGCTTCCACGTCTCGTAGAACTCGATCCCGGGCAGGTAGTGGAACACATGCTGGCGAAACCCGACGATGATGATGCGCTTGCCGGTGCCCAAGGCGTACCCAAACTCGGTATGCTGGCCGCCACGCGACGTTGACGGCTCCCGCGCCTCGTCAGGGAATTGAATGAGACAGTCGGCAGCGTCGATGTCGGAGATGTCATCGACGGCGAACCGTCGAGCCTTTTTCGGCGCGTACACTTCGCTCAGGTGGTGGTCGCCACCGAGCCAACGACTTGTGACCGTATGGCCGAGAGCTTCGAGGTCGGTTTTGTAGTCGTTCAATTCACTGATCCGGCTATATCTACTTGCTAGGTAAATCTTCAACACGATCTCCCTTGCGTACCTTACGCTTTTGTTTCGCCAACGGCGGAACGTACAGGCCGTGAATACGCTGCCACACGGCGAACGCGACGGCCCAGGCTTCGAGCGAATCGAGGCTATCAGGGTGCGTCCCGTCAAGCTGTAGCGGCCACAGGCGGGATAGCTCAGGGCCAATCGCCGCCTTATGGAACTTATGATCGAGGCCCTCGAGCCGATGATGCCAGCCCGGGCCGAGTAACTGGCGCCGCCACGCCGACGGCGGTAAAACAACGACGGGGATATGCAGTCCCCACAAGAGCGCCCGTAAGACGCCGCCAAGCTCCCCGAGCGTTTCGCGCTGGTAGCTCGAGCCGAAGCTGTAGCCCTCCATAGCCACGATCCCGTCTGCGCCCAGCGACCCCGCCACCGCGTTAGAGACACCTTGACCTAGCCACCATAACCGATCACCGCCTCGACGTTCGCCCGGGCGCAAGGTAGTACCCCACGTCCAGTTACCGTCGTCGATAAGCGCCAGGCCCGTAGCCGTGAGGCTAGGGTCGATTCCGAGTATTCTCACTTCCCGAGGTGAGCGCCGAGGCAGTCACCAGGATGCTCGTAGGCGTCCGATAGCCCCAGGACAAAACTACTGCCGCAGCGCCCGCAAACAGGCACCGGGCCATCGGTCGTAGGTCGCCGGGTATGGCTCCCAGGCGTACACCGCGACACGCAATAGGAACACGTTACAAACCCGGCAGCATCCCAGCCGCAACACTGACAAACGGACGAGGACGAGCTTGGTCGAGGCTTGTGGAGGTATTCCGCCGACCGTGGCGGCTCATGTATAACCGTGGAACAGTGAGCCAGGCAGTAAGCACACTTTGGACGACCCGAATCACACCCGCAACAGGGGCAAAGAAATGACTGCCGGGATATCTCAAGCGCCGCGACCCGGCGATCCAGGTCCCGGTACTGTTTAGCTTGAACGGCGGAGCCGCTACGCTGCGCTGCCAGGCTATCGACATGCCGCTCAAGCCAAGTGACCCGTTCCCTAAGTCTCACCTACCAGCCCTCCGGTTCGTCGCTGGGGCCGTTGAGAAGCACAGAGGCCTTATAGACGCCAGGGATAACGACGGCGATGTATGGCGTCTCGTCGCCGTGGAAGTCGCTAAACGGGATCGGCCCTAGCACCTCGGCGCCCTTGACGGCATCGTAAAGGACCCGCGACCAGTACGCAGGGATCGCGTCGTCAGCTAAGAGACTGGCAAGCTCAGACCGTAAGGTTGCGATCTTCGCCCGGGCCGGTGCGACGGCGCCATCCTCGGCGCCAGCGGCCACAGCCGCCGCGACGCGACCTTCGCCAACGGCGATACGCTCCCGTAGTGCCTCGATCTTTTCGGTAGCACTATGGAAGCGTACGCCGCGCTCGTATCGCTGCGCCTCTTGTTCGGCTTGGTTGAGGTCAACAGGCGTCGCCGGGAGCTTGAAAACCTCCCGCACGTCAGCGACAGTCATCTTATCGGTCGCCTTCCTCGACCAACTCGCCCGCGAGGATCGCCGCCTTCTGGCCCTCAGTCAAGGCGGTCACGTTCTTGGCGAACGCCTCTTTGACGGAACGCTTCACCGCCGTGGTGATGGTCCCGGCGAGAATCTTCGCCTCATCGTCGCCCACGGTCGCACGGGCAGCGGCAACGCTAGCCCACACCGCCAAATAGATGACTTCGACCAGGGAGTCAGGTCCCGTCACGAATGGACGTTCCTGAAAACCGAAAAGCGCGTCAGCCGCCAAGCGTGAATGGTCCGAGATGGCGTCGGAACTTAGTGGCGCCACTGTTGGAATGTTCAACCCGCTCATGCGCCGGTAGCCAGATTGAGGGCACGGTCGGCGGTATCGTGAATCTCACGGGCGAAACGGAGAGCCGCCGTCGCGCCTTCGCGACCGCCAACCTCCCGGTACAGAGAAACCATCACAAAGGCGATGGCGTCGATGGCGTCGCACACTTGCCCGCCGTTGGCGTTCGTTGCGAGGATCAGGTTGTAGGCCGCTTGCTTGGCCGGGGTCAGGTCGTCAAAGGTCGGGACACCGGCAGATGCCAGGGCACTAGCGATGGCGGGGAGGTCGGAGATGTCGGAGGTCGCGACGGGGGTATCGGTTGGAGTGGTGGTAGGTGACTGCGTACTTTTCATGGGGATGATTCTAGCACAGTACCCCGCGCGAACACCGGGCGAAGTTTTCTCTTAGGCGGTAGCGGCTTGACTTCGTAGAGCCGACAGAGGCCAGCGTCGTAGCGGGTCCGGGGTGGCAGGGGGTGGCATCGACCACAGACGATACCGCCGCCGTTATAGGCGGGACGTTCGACCCAGGCGACGGACTTACAGGCCCAGCATTTCTCCCGCGTGTATATCTCCGTTCCGTCGTTCCGTTCGTCGCCCCGCCGCCCTTTTCTCAAACCCTGCGTTCCTTTCACTCTAGATCACTAAAGATATGGGCTAAGATCAACGGAACGCGGAACGCGACATAGACAAATCATGCAAAATCCTCATGTTCAAACGGAACGCACCGATTTAGAAATTGGATATTATAACGAGGATTCTCGGTTCGGATCGCCTTCTTTTCAGCCGTCTCTGCCGCTTCCCGGTTGTCAAAATGTTCTAGACGAATCACGGCTATAGCCACCCACCACGGCTTGTCTTGCCGGTGTCCGTGCCACCGGGCAAAGGGGTGATAGGAGATGCCGACGTATAACAGGTTGGCGCCTGAGTCAAAAAAACGATATAGGGCAGTAGGGTGGTGACGTTTCTTCACCTTTTTATCCCGTCGGCGCTCCGAGATAATGTGTCGTACCTCGGGAGACAAGCCAATCACACCAAACTGCGCGGGGTCGATTTGTCTTATGCCAAATTGACTGTCGGCCCGCTCACTTAGGGGACGTGTCATTGTAGCCTGTCAACTAGAATATAGGTGCCTCGACCTGTGCGGGTGATGTCGCCGTCATGCAGCATCCGGTACATCATTTGCTTCGCGGCATCATAGTCGATATCCAGCACGTCGCTCAACATCTTGACCGTCATACGCCCGCCCGCCCGCCGGAACGCCTCAAGCACTTGGGTACGCTTCTCGGTCGTTTTCACGTCCACGCCTCGGGCATCCGTCGCCGTCCATAAGACATTCTCAAACGTCAGGTTGATCGTCTGATCCTCGATATCTCGACCCAGGACTGTCATCGCGCCCTCAGATGATAGCCGCTTGCGCTTGACGATGATCGTCGTATCCGCCGAGCCGGTCAGCCCATAGGACCCGTTTATCTCGGCCATGATGTCATCGGCCCCCGCCTTCCGCGTGTGGTGGATAATCAGCATCGCCACGCCGTAGCCGATAGAGAGCCGCTGTAGGCCAGAGATGGCGTCGTAATCTTCCTCATATACGCTACGGCCCTTAGATGGCGGCCTAAACCGCTTGAGAGTGTCGATGATGACCATACGCGGCTTGTGAGTCCGTTGTAGCCACGTCTCAATCTGTGCTAGGCCGCCTTCGGGCGCTATCGGCCATTCGGTCGCATACGCGACGCCAGGGGCGCCAGCGCCGTCTCCAAGTAGCTGCCGTGTCCGGTGGAACATACGCACGTCGCCATCCTCAAGCGCCAAGTACAGCACCGGACCGGGTTCGACCGGGTAGCGTTGGAACACCTTACCACCCTTACCGACCGCCAGCGCCATCTGTAGCGCCGCATAGCTCTTACCCGTCTTGGGCGCTCCGGCGAAGATGGTGGCGCCGACAGGCAACCAGTCAGGGATAATGAGTTTGATAGGCTTCACGTCAGACGCCAAGAGATTATCGAGGTCCCGCACAGAGGCGATACCCACGGGCCGCGCTTGTGGCTCAGGCTCATCGGCTGGCGCCGTCCGATTGATAACCGGCACCGACGGCGAGTGAAGCTCTGTGACGCCTTCTAAGGCCCGATCTATCTCGCGTTGGCCCAGGCGCTCCCATTTATCCGCCCAGCTCGCATACAGCGCCGACGCCCGAAAGAGCCGGTCAAGTTGTGTCGGGTCCCGCGTATAAAATGCCATAAACCAAATGAACGCGGCGACGGCTTCGCTGTAAGAGTCATAGCCTGCGAGGTTGCCTCGGTAAAGCTGCCGGATCGTCTCGCCGTTACTGGCCTGAAATGCCCGGTCAAGGATAATACCGTCGCCTTCTGTTTCTGCCGCCCGCACCGCCGGGGTGTCGTCAATCTTGCCAGTTGGTTGCCGGTTAGTTGCCGGGAACGTCTGCGCGTACCACGGCGTTAGGTCGGCCTGTCGATCATTGATAGTATCGGAGTTCGACGTTTGGCAAACCAGCCGGTCGCCGGTAATACTAAAGAAACGGTCGCGGTCGTATACCTCGACGTTGCCCTTCCGGTGGCGTGTGCCCTCGATCCGCCCCTTGATCCAAATATGGACGCCCTTACCCGATGGCGTGACTTCGGTGTAGGAGTAGAAGTGATCGATGATCGCTTGGGCTTCGGGCCGTACGGTTCCGTCCGGTAGGATACAGTCGTCCAGGTCGATCCCGCAGAATGGATCGTCGGCGGTAAAGACGAAACCGAGCCGTGTGCCACGGCGCTTGGCCGCTTCCGCTACTGCCCACGTCGCCCAGGTCGCCGGGTCGGTCGCGCTGGCGTTACCTTGGCCGTCGAGCCGCAGCGGGACCTTCGTAGGCTTGCCGTCCCGGGTAATGTAGTCCCAGGCCACCCATTGATCGTATTTCTTGAGTTCCTCGAGCGCGGGCGACTTCAATGAGTGTATCTATCGACTAGCCAGGCAACGGCCATAACGAGGCCCATTGACGCGCCAGCAATACCGACTAAGATGAGAACGAGGGCGATCATAGCGCCCCTGGGGGGGATGAGGGGGAGGCTGGAATCGAGTCAAAACGATGCTTGTCTTGATGTCCTAGCGGCAGAATGCAAACCCTCAGCGGCGTCAGGCTGGGCGGGGAAATGGCCCCGCAAAATGTCGGTAGGGCCGCCCATGCATGAAAACCGCCGTGGCCGAGCTTCCAGCCGCAAGCAAGGAACTCGCCGCTTGGCCCGCTTGCGCTAACAACCCCGCAGATGCGATCAGCCATCATTTCTCCTCGGGGGGGATGAGGGGGCGGTATATAGCTTACTGTTGAAGTGCGACCAGCCAACCGCCGCCTCAAGCTGGACGGCTATGATCAATTCGTGAAAGTCGAGCGCGTGGAGGTTGGCGTCAGGGTCGGGGATAGGGCAGAACGGCGCTGAGAACGCGATAGCGGCGTTTCTCGGCGGTAGTGGGTGTGGGGGCCAGTAATAGGCGTTAGGACGCGTAGATCGGCTCATACGCCGATTCTACCTTAGTAGGTCGAGTGCTTCCACGTTGACCGCCTCAATTACCTTCGACCGGGGATGGATTAGGATTGAGGTCCCGCCTAGCTCGTTCGGCGGATACGCCTTCCGCTCCGAATACGTCGTCTCATGTTCGGCGTAGCCCTTGAGGTAGGAGCCGGTTAGGACGATAACCCGGTGGTGGGCTTGGAGCTTGCGGGCGCCCCAGCCGAAGCCGACGTGATGCAGGGTCCCGCGTCGGTGGACGTGGCCTTTCAGGAGGATGTCGGCGTCCCACTGGTTGAGCCGCGCCGCCAGGCTATTGATAGCGTTGCCCGGGGTCCCGCCGCCAGTAGCGCCGTGTTCCGCAAAGATGACGGGCGAGAACGTGTGCTTGCCGCCGTCGTCAACGATGAGCTTGATGAGCGCCGTCTGTCCCAGGTACGGGACGTTGTGCTTGGTCGCTAGGCGCCGCGTCAGGTTAGTGAAGTAGTGCCGCTCCAAAACCTGTTCATGGTTGCCTTCGAGTAGGCCCAGGCACTTGCCCCAAATGGGACCGAAGAACTCGTCGGTAAGGTTGATGATCTCTTGGGCTAGGTCGCCAACGTCGGGCTTGCCTTTATCGTCGCGCCCGATGCGCTGCCAGTCGATCCCGCGCATGGTCCAGCGGGGGTCGGACGGTAAGATGCAGTCAGCGTAATCGCCCATGCCGAGCCATCTGGCGTTCGGGTCCTTAGCGATGATCTCGACGGTACGCTGTGCCTTTTTGTAGTCACAGGCCGTTGCGCCAAGGTGGATGTCCCCAAAGGGAAAGAGCTTGAGGGGGCCGTTACGAACGGTTATCCGGCTGAGAGAGAGTTCGATGAGAAACCTCCTACTTGTTTTTGTAGGCTGCCTTCGCCTCGTACAGTCTAAGCGCAGCCTCGAATACTTCCCAGGCGGCATAGGCCCCGGGACCGTCCATGCGGTACTCCTGAGGCTGGCCGCCGTCACGCGGGACTTGAAGTATGCGTATGCCCTTGACGGGATAGCCCGCCTCGAGCAACAGTCGCCAGTAGGCCGCCACTTGGAATCGATGCTCGTCGTAGATGCCGCTCGAAGTCTTGAAGTCGAGTAGCGTCGGTACGCCGTCGAGGTCCCCGTAGAAGTCGATGGTCCCGCCATAGTGGAACGCCTCGCTTACGAGTTGCTTTTCGAGGAACTTCGGTTTGAGGTCGTAGTCTTTCAGCCACACATTGAACGAGCCGTAAGCTAACGATGCAGTCTCAACCTGTGCCGGGGTGAAGTCTTTGAGGTCGGGTTCGGCCTTCGACAGTTGAGACTCGATCATGTAGTGGGTGAGGGTCCCGATCTCCGCCGTCTCTTGCGTGTACTTCCGCTTGTCGATCTGCGTCTCGCGCCCGAGCTTGAACGCCCAATTGACGAGGGCAGGCTTGTCCATCACGCTTAGGACCGTCGTAACACCCGGGACCTTCGTACCGTCCTTGAGGTAGTAGCTTTGATGGCTCTTGACCTTCGCGCCCAGGTCGGTGCGCGGCGTCGCCGGGGGTCCGGGTTTGGGTTTGGCTATTCTCGTCATGCGTTCAACGCTATCAGACACGCACGACAAACCACGCGGAAGATACCGCCTCCGGCGGGCGCCGTCGGCGGGCAGTACGCTCGAGGCTTATTCCTGTCGTCCATGAGCCGCAGGCAAGTCGGACACGGCCTGCCCCACCACTTGACGACGTAGCCGCCGCAGAGCGTCATTTCCGCAGCCCCGCCTGCACCCGCCGTATGTCGATCAACTGACAGGTCCGTGAACAGAAGGTCCCGCCCCGGTCATCAGGGATCGGGGTGGCGCATATCGGGCAGCCGCGACGAGCGCCTGTGCGTACCTCCCGCTTGACGATCTTGCGGTTAGATGCCCTACCCACGGTAGGTGATCTCCGCCAGGCGCACTAGGAACGGTTCGGGGTTATGGCCTTCGCGCCACTCTCGTAGGTTGAGTAGTAAGAATAAACCCGGTTCGTGGTCGAACATAGCGTGATGGATGGCGCAGAGGGGTATGCGACTGTCCGTATCGGCGGGTCCCCCGTCGGCAACAGCATGAATGTGAGCCGCCTCAATCCTTGCGTGTACGTAGGGGCAACCGGAGACTTGGCATACGCCTTTATAGTGTCGCTTGACGGCATTACCGAGCCTCGTATGCCTTGGGTCGCGTAGTGATACTTGGCGCCCGTTGATAGGTGGTAGAGCGCCGAGATGTTCGGGGGTAAAGAGGAACGTAGTCACATAAGGCTTAGTGTAGGTGGCGCGGCTGGCAGCGTCGGCGGCCTTTCGCTCTGGGGTCATAGCGGCCCGTCTGTCTCGTAGTTGTCGTGCCTTTCGTGCCAAAAATGCCATCTTTTGCTCCGGGGTCATAGCGGCCACAGCGTCTCGTTGTCGTTGTGCCTGTCGTGCCCCAAATGCCATCTTTTGCTCCGGGGTCATAGCGGCCACCCACGGTAGGCCACGGCGAACACGGCTAGAAGTGCCGCTAGGAGAATCGACATACGGCGCGTCTTACGATTGGCGCGTCGGCGCTCATCTTCAAGCACTACGTTTTAGAAGTGCCGTCACCACGATGACGGCACTAACCCCGAAAAAGGTACCGATCCCAAGGCCCAGGAGATAGGCGGCAGCGATCACGGTCGCGTCTCCGGGTCGGTCCACCACCTACCGCCCAGCCGTTCCAGGTTAGGGCAGGCGCGACTGTGCCCGTGATGGCTGGCGCCGCATATCAAACAGACGAAAGGGCCGTAGGTGCCATGCGGCTCGAAAGCCTCTTGCGCTGCCGGTTGGTCAGTCGTGGTCATTGATTCACTCCCCGGGTATGAATTACCCGATACATAATTCTACCACGCCTGTCAAGTTGATCTTGGGGTCGGCCCCGGGAAAACCTCGTCCCAGGGCCACCCTTACGGCCACTCGTCATTCGCCACGTTCGCGAGGCGAGAGCCAAGCGACGGTCGCCCGGACGAACTTGAACGATACCCTGACGACACGTCGCCGTGCTTTATGCCTATACAAAGGTATACCCGGATATAACAGAAGGACCCGGCACCGCCACGACTCGGGCCGAGTCCTTTCTGCGTAGAGGGAAAAGGTAGATAGGCTAGAAGTCGGTATCGACGGCACCAGCCGCCGCCGGGACCGGCGTAACGCTGGCGTCCGGGGTAGCCGCTGGGCGCCGCCCGCGCCTTGGAGCCGCCGCCGCGCCGCTCCGCCGCAACGTCGAAACCTTGAGGTATTGGCTATCCTCGCTGGGGTACTGGCCGATCACGACGAGTTCCTTGTCGAGCAAGTCCTTTTCGGGGTCGATGGCGTAAAGTTCCTCGAGGCTAAGTTGATGGTCGAAGCAAGCCTGCGCCAGGGGAACGAGCTTCGACTTTTCGTGCCAAGAGACGCCAGCGTAATACCAAATCCGGGCATCGGCAAGCTCCGGGTCGGTGGGGACTAGGACGATCTCAAACTGATCCTTGATCGTGCCGTCCTTGGCGGGAAACTTCGTGTTAGGCACACGCCTGATACTGTCGATGGTGACAGTAATCGGCTCAAGCTCCGGTAGGGTTGGGAAGTCGGAATCGGTGGGTGGGGCAATCAGGGGCAAGGGGTTTCCTCCATTGTGTATGATCCAATAGGGCCATTGTTCCACTCCCAGGCGCCCAGGACGAAGCGTAACCGCTCGTTGCCAGCTTCCTCATAGGTGCAGTCGAGAACTTCCCCTTCGGTGGTTTCGTAATCGTCGGGGAGCGCGTCGAGGGTTGCAACGCAGCACCGCATTAGACCGCCTTGGCGAATGTAGTAGGCCATGTCCGAAAGTATACTACCCGCTTGCACCTTAGCCCGGGGAACAAAAAAACCCCCGCCACCTAAGTGACGGGGGTTCCTTCTGTCCTGCCGGAGTGCTGAATCCCCGGGCTTATGGACTTCTCAGAGCGAGTACCGCGACGAGTATGTATTCCTTTCCGGTCCCTCACCAGCAAGCCCCGCGTGTTGCCACGGCGGGTACTGGTTCGGCTGTAGGACGGTGCCTTGTTACCGGGCCACGGATTCAAACTGCTCTTGAGCTTGTGAGGGTCCCGTATCGCAGGTTCATAACCTTCGCCGTACTACGGGACCCTCGGTTTATCGTCCGATCCAACCGGCTCCGCGATCCTCTCGCCCTGTCGGTCTTTTCTTCTGTAGGTACTAATCTACACCCGCCCAGGGCGCTTGTCAAGTGAATAGTGTTAGACATTACGACTAGACAGTAGCGTGTAGGTTGACAGGGGCGCTGCCGGGGGTGTAAGGTTCGAGGTATGAATGAATTGAACGTAACCCCCGAGTCCCTCCGAGTCTTTCTCGCCTACGCGGAAGATGCCGGTAATTGGTCGGGTACTCCGCTGGTCGGCGGCAACGTCGGCGGCTCCCCCCAGGAGCGCGGCAACCTGACTCAACTCAAGCAAGCCGGTCTAATCCTCACGAACGCCGAGGAAGGTAACACTTGGATTTACTTCACCGAAGCGGGCATCGCGCTTGCTGCGGCCCACGGTATCGAGTTGTACTCCCTGTGAGCGCCCGTGAGTGACGAAAAACGCTTCTACCGCCGCCTCGCCTGCGCCGTCATCGGTCAGGCGGCTCAGGACTACCTAACGCCGGAATCCCCGGAGCAACGGGCAGAGGCCGGAGCGTTCCTACGCTCCGATAGTGGCTGGTTTGATCTTGTCGGGTTTCACCCGACGGATCAAGCCATCGCTACGCTCGTCCCCGCCGCCGTCAAGCAGTTGAGGTCCACGCAAAGCCTTGACGACTACCGGACGGCGGAACGCGCCCGCTACGCGGCTAATCCTGAGGCACAACGCGCCAGGGTTCGAGCGCGATACTACCGCCTCAAAGGACGGGTCGATCAGGGCTAGGGGGTTCGCCCGCCGTTGGGTTCCTCGCCGGTGCCTCGTTGCATCTGGCCTAAATCTTCCTCGAAGACGCCCAGCCGTTCCTGTAGCCGGTGAAAGCGCCGCTGCCAAAACTCGCCCCAGCCTAAGATAAGGTCGAGGTCGGGATAGAGTACGCCTGTCTTGACAACGGCGCCGTCGGGGTGGAGTTCCTTGATCCGTGCCGCGACGTGGTTAACGTCCAGGGCTAACTAGTATTCGTCGTCAGGCATTTTAGTTGGGTCCCGCCGCTTTTGCAGCATCGTAGAGTTTGTCGATAGCGACCTTGAGCGGCAGGTCGTCATCGACACACACCTCACTCCACTCCTGCCCCCGTGC